TCCCGAAAACGGTTCTCAGGGTGTTGGCGCTGTGCTGCAGGACGATCCGCGGAATCTCTCCAAAAAGGAGCGGGCAGACATCCGCAGACGTGTCCGCAGCGGCGAGAAGATCGTCTGGTAAAGGGCAGTTTGCAGGATTTTTCCTACGGCGGGATGAAAGGTTTGTGCGCGGAGGGTCAATCCCTCAGCCGCCTGCGGCGGCAGCTCCCTTTGCACAAGGGAGCCTTTGCGGGGGACGGGGAGCGTGCAAGTGAAGAGTGAAAAGTGAAGAGAAAATGTGCCGCTTTGCGGCGGATTTGATTGAAATCTCTCCCTCAGTCAGCCTTTCGGCTGACAGCTCCCTCGTCAGAGGGAGCCTTACGAAGGACGGGGCAGTTTGAGTGAAAAGAGAAGAAAGAAGAGTGAAGAGAAGAGGTGCCGCTTTGCGGCAATTTGGATTTGCGGGGGACGGGGGAGCGGGCGGTCGATGACCGCCCCTACTTTGGAGTGAAAAGAGAAGAGAGAAAAGAGAAGAGAAAATGTGCCGCTTTGCGGCGAATTGGATTTACGGGGGACGGGGGACGGGAGAGCGGGCGGTCGATGACCGCCCCTACTTTGGAGTGAAAAGAGAAAAGTGAAAAGAGAAGAGTGAAGAGTGAAGAGAAGAGGTGCCGCTTTGCGGCGAATTGGGGTGAGATCTCTCCCTAAGTCAGAGGGAGCCTTGTGCGGGGGACGGAGGACGGGCGGATATGGAATCCGCCCCTACGGCGGGATGGAAGGTTTCTGCGGGGAGGACAATCCCTCAGTCACGGCTTCGCCGTGACAGCTCCCTTTACACAAGGGAGCCTTTACGGGGACGGGCGGTACCGTTCCCTGAAAAAACAGATTCTTACGCGGAATGCGTTTGGATGGAGTCGTTCGCCTGAAGAACGGGATACGGGCGTATTCCGGTGACGCCGGCCGGACGGATCGGAAAAAAGAAAGGAGAAAATCAATATGGAAATGAATGTACATGCTCTGCAGATGTTTGCAGACGCCGGTTCTGTGGTGAACGGCACCGCAGGCTACACCAATGCTTACACAGGCAGCACAGTGCCGTTTTCCGGGAGGGACACCATGTCCCCCACCATGAAGACCTACTATGACACGGAGCTGCTGGAAAATGCGCGCCCTGAGCTGCTTTACGCGCAGCTTGGCCGCATGGAGCCTATGCCTGCAGGCAGAGGCAAAACCGTGGAATGGCGCAAGTGGAACACGCTGCCCAATGCGGGTGCTCTGCAGGAGGGCGTGATCCCCTCCGGGGAAAAGTTCGGTCAGAGCGCCATGACCTCCACGATCGGTCAGTTCGGCATGTATGTGACCGTGTCCGATGAGCTGGAGCTGCATGCGGTGGACGACGTGATCCTCGGCGCAGCGGAGGAGCTTGCCGCTTCCGCGGGGCAGACACAGGACACCCTTGTGCGGGATGAACTCATGACCGGCACAAACGTGCTGTATGCCGCATCCCGGGATGAGGAGGGCAATGTGGTGGCCGTGCCTCAGGCCCGATGGGAGCTTACCTATGAGGAGGGGAAAAAGTGTCTTCTGACCCCCGATATGGTGAATCAGGCTGCGACATGGCTCAAAAAGCTGAAGGCGCCCCGCATTGACGGCAAGTATGTGGCGGTGATCCATCCTTCTGTGGCGTATGATCTGCGCAGCAGCAATGAATGGATCGACTACCATCAGTATGCAGGCACAGCGGAGCTGTTCAGCGGCGAGATCGGCGAGCTTCACGGCGTCCGCTTTGTGGAGTCCACCCAGGCTCCCGTGCTGGTGGGCGCTGATCTCGGTGAGAAGCGGAATCTGACTGCGGCTTCCGGCTGGTCTGCGGTCTCCGGTGAGACTGCGCAGTTCGGCATTGCCGATCTCTACTGCATGACCGTTCAGGAGACTCCCGATGAGACGCTGGTGGGCAGAGAGATCCTGATTTGCGGTGCGGATGGTGCTCTCCGCGGACACTATGTGATCACCGGTGCGGATCCTGCAGGCAAGCGGATCTTTGCGGGCACCAAGGATGATGTTTCCGCAGCCGGGGATCTGCTGATCCCCGGTGAGGGCGGCAGCGAAAGCGCCGATGGCGGTCAGACAGCCGTGTATGCCACCATGTTCTTCGGCAAGGATGCGTTTGGCCTCATTGATCCCGACGGCGCGGGAATGGAGATGATCATTCATCCCAAGGGAGAGGTCGGCGGGCCTCTGGATCAGTTCTCCACCGTGGGCTACAAGTTCAGTCAGGCGGCAAAGATCCTTTATAACGACCGTCTTGTGCGCGTGGAAAGCTGCTCCGCCTACAGCGGCACCGATACCGCAAACTGAGGAAGAAGGGCTCAGCAGCGGGGTGGATGGTGATCTATCCCTTGTCAGAGGGAGCCTTTAGGCGGGCGGATATGGAATCCGCCCCTACGGTAAGATAAGGGCGGATTTCGTGGAGGAAAAACAAAGGAAATGGAGGAACGGAATGAAGACAGAAACGGTTTTTCTGGACAGAGCAGGAAAAAATGAGCAGAATTTCGTTTGGGTGGCGGTGAACGGCAGAGCATGGCAGATCCCCAGAGGACAGAATGTATCGGTTCCATGGTTTGTTGCCGAGGAGCTGCGGCGCTCCGCAAGAGCTGCGCGGAAGCGGGATGAATGGATCTGGCAGCATGCCCAGTAAGGAGATGCCATGTTTGAGATACGGGGAGAGGACCTTTATCTGACGCGGGGAGACAGCGGGGAATTTACGGTTTCCGTCCGTGAGGAAAACGGGGCGGAGCTGATCTTGGAGGAGACGGATGCGCTGATCTTTACTGCGGGGGTAAGGGAAGTGAAACTGGTGAAGCAGGCGGATGATGAGGGGCGGTTCGTGTTTCTGCCCGAGGATACGAAGACGCTGCTGCTGGGGACATACGAATATGACATCAGGCTTCATCGGGCAGACGGTTCCGTATACACGGTGGTGGGACGAACGCCGGAGAGGACGCCACACCTTGTGCTTTTGCAGGAGGCGGGAGAATGAAGCTTTTCGGTATCCTGCGGAGAAAGCGGGGATTTACGGCTGTGCTGCTTGCTGCGGAAAGGAGAAAGAGATGACCATTCGTGAAGCCATGGAAAGGGCCGACAGGCTGCGGCCGAATGCATTTACCGGGGAGGAGAAGCTTGCGTGGCTCTCTTCCCTTGACGGCATGATTTTTCAGGAGATCCTGAAAAACCATGGGGATGCACCGGAAAAGTTTGACGGCTACAACAGAGACACCGACCCGGGGACAGTGCTTCTTGCGCCGCCTCCCTATGATGAGGAGCTTTACACCGCCTATCTGGAAAGCAAGATGGACAGAGAAAGCGGAGAGACGGCACGGTACAATGTATCGGCGGGGCTTTTCAACGGAGCATACCTTACATTTATGGACTGGTACAACCGCACGTATGCACCGCTGCGCCCTGTGGTGCAGTTTCGGCTTTGAGAAAGGAGAAATATGGCCTTTTATCCGACGGTCAGGGCACCTGAGACACAGAGGCTGGTGACCGATGCTTTTTACGGCTATGACCATCGGGAAAGGATCCCGGATGGTGCATGGTATGACATGAAAAATCTGACGGGAGAGGCTGTCCCCCTGCTTTCCGTACGGAAAAAACGTGGGACGGTGCACAGACTGCGGGATCCGCAGGGACTTGCGGGACGGGACGCCCCGGTATGGATCGACGGAACGGAGCTCTTCATCGGGGGAGAGAATGTGACGGGATATCTGACAAAAGCCGGTGCTGCGCTGAAACGGGAGGATAACCTATGCGGAAAGCAGCTTGTTTCCATGGGCGCGTACCTGTGCATATTCCCGGACAAGGTGTACTTCAACACGCAGAATTACAGTGACTGCGGATATATGGAAGCAGAATGGTCTGCGGGGGAGAACAGGGTGAGCTATTCCCTGTGTGATGGTACGGGAGGCATTTACACCGTGACCTATATTCAGCAGCAGGAGCCTTCTCCCGCGGAAAACGGGGCTTGGTGGCTGGACACCTCCGCAGAGCCCCATGTGCTGAGGCAGTATTCCGCTGTGCTCGGTATGTGGACGGAGAGCGCCGCGGTGTATGTGAAGATGGAGGCGCCGGGGATCGGAAGTGCGTTTCGCGACGGTGACGGGATCTGTATTTCCGGGTGCGGGGTAACGGATGTCTCCGAAACGGCGGCAAAACAGGTGGAGCGCCTCAACGGAACGCACTGTATCCATGTGTGCGGGGAGAATTTTGTGGTGATCCCGGGGATCCTGGATGGAGCATGCAGTCAGAATGGCGGTGTTACGCTGAAAAGAAAGGTCCCGGAGATGGATTTCGTCTGTCAGGCGCAAAATCGGCTTTGGGGCTGCAGATACGGCGTTGCTGACGGGGCGTTCGTCAACGAGCTCTATTGCTGCAAGCTGGGAGATTTCAAAAACTGGAACGTGTTTGCGGGCCTTTCCACGGATTCATGGGCGGCGTCTCTCGGCAGTGACGGAGCATTCACCGGGGCGGTGAATTTTCTGGGCAGTCCCGTATTTTTCAAGGAAACGGTGCTCCACAGGATCACGGTGTCCCCTTCCGGTGGTCATGGCGTTCTGGAAACTGCCTGCAGAGGGATCCAGCGGGGGTGCTGCCGCTCGGCTGCCATGGTGGGCGAGCTGCTGCTTTACAAAGCGCCGGACGGGATATGCGTATATGACGGGGCGATGCCGGTCCTCATTTCGCAGGCGCTGGGAGATGTGCGCTATGATGATGCGGCGGGAGGCTCTCTGGGAGAGCGGTACTGGTGCTCCATGCGGGATGAAACGGGAAAGAGGCATATGTTTGTCTACGATATGGCCGCAAAGATCTGGCTGCGGGAGGATTCCCTTCACGGCGCGGCATTTGCACGGACGGAAAAGGAGCTTTGGTGCATAGACGGAGATACCGGCGCCCTGCTTGCCATGACAGGCTCGGAAGGGGAAAAAGAGCCGGTCGTGGAATGGGAAGCGGTCAGCGGCAGGCTGGGATATGAATATCCCGGGAGAAAATTTCTTTCCCGGCTGGAGCTTCGGCTGAAGGCCTGCGGGGAGATGCAGCTGCAGGTCTATGTGCAGTATGACTCCTCGGGAATCTGGGAACCCCAGACGGTGCATCTGCCTGCGGGGAGCGGTACGGTGACGGTGCCCCTGAGACCCCGGAGATGCGATCACTTTGCCGTAAAGCTGAAAGGCAGGGGCGATGCGGTGATCTTCAGCATATACAGGGTACTGGAGGGCGGTACGGTATGAAAAGCTATGAGACGCCGCCGATCCTTCGGGGAAGCGTAACGGAGCAGCTGCAGCTGCTCCGTTCCTATCTTTACAGGCTGAGTCTGGCGCTGACGGAAGCCCGGACGCAAATGGAGATGGGCGAGGTGCCGGAGGGAATGAAGGCTCGGCTGGTAAAAGCGGCTGCAGGTGAGACGGCGCAGAAAATGGAAAGCAGCAGCGCAGCGCTCAAGGCGCTTATCCTGAAAACCGCGGATACGGTGGAGCGGCAGATGGAGGAGATCGAACGGACGCTTCACGGGGAATATGTGGCAAAAAGCGAGTTTGGCACCTTTTCCGAGGAGATGAGTGGCCGTTACACCATGACAGCTGCGGATGTGACGGCTTTGTATGACATCTGCACGAAGCTGCAGAGCGGAACGCAGGAAACGGAAAGTGAGCTGCAGAGCTATATCAGCAGGACACAGGGCTTTCTGCGGGCGGGCATTGTGGAATATGACGGGGCGACTCCGGTGCTTGGCATTGCCATCGGGCAGAACATTGCCGTTTCCGGAACGGAAACGGTGGATGGACAGGAGGTAGAGGTCATCCGCACGGCAAATCTCACCACATGGACACCGGAAAAAATGACCTTTTACCAGAACGGCACAGCGGTGGCCTATCTTTCCAACGAAAAGCTCTATGTTACCGGCGCCCGCATCAAAGGACAGCTGGAGCTTGGAGCAAAATGGGAAGTGAGCCATCAAAACGGTTTTACGGTGAAATGGATCGGATAATATGCTGCGGAGGTGACAATTACGGCCGGAATTGCAGGAGAGAATATTACACAAAAATGGGCGAGAAACGGAGGCTTTGACAGCTTCGGAACAGGGGCTGCCTATGCCGGATACGCATTTGCCTCAGGCGGTTCCAATTACGTGACCTGTGTGCGCATCAGAATGCCGTCAGCAGGGATCTCGGCACAGTTCAAGATCGCCTACAACCATGACGCAGGGACGGACAGCGCCAAGAAAATACGATGGAAGATCACAAAATCTCCGGCAGACAGCACATACGAAAATGCGGGAGTTTCTGTGGCGGGAGACGGAGAATGCGCGATCCTATCGGGAAGCGGGCATTTTACCGTAAATTACGGGGGCAGCTTTTCTGCTGGGGAATATCTGTATCTCTATCTGTGGACAGGTGCCGGGGAGGATGTTTACACCCTTGTGACCATTGCTGCGGCGGGAAGCCACGTATGCAGCTATACGGAGGGAACGGCATCCTCCGTAAGTGTGTCCGGACAGTATCTGGGAAGCCCGGTGACGATCCGGATCAGCAGAAATAACAGCAGCTTTACCCATACGCTGACATACAGCTTTGAGGGACACACGGGAACCATTGCAGCGGGGGTGGGTACGGCATATACATGGACGCCGGAGCTTTCCGTGTTCGGCCCGTATATTCCCAACGCCGTCTCGGGCGTTTGTACGGTGAGCTGCACGACCTATAACGGAAGCGTACAGGTAGGAAGTGCGGCTTTGGCGCAGGTGACGCTTTCCATGCCGGCAGGCTGTGTGCCTGCCGTGTCGAACGGATGGATCGCTTCGGTGACGGCCCAGAATGCAGGTACGGCTGCGGCGGCATTTTCGTCCTTTGTGCAGGGATATTCCAGAGTGAAGGTGGCATTTGACAGCGGAAAGATCACCCAAAGCTATGGCGCAAGCCTTGCTTCCCTGAAGGTGACCTTTCAAGGTACGACGGTGACGGCTTCCGGCGCAGTGGCTGTTACAGGAACGGCGGTAAATGCCGGTACGGCTGTATTGCGGTGTACGTGTACAGACAGCCGGGGAAGATCGGTCAGTGAGGATGCGGCGATCACCGTGCTGAGCTATGCAAAGCCGTCGCTTTCGGAGGTCACGGTTTTCCGGGCGGACAGCGGGGGAAACGCGGATGAAGAGGGAGCGTGGATCTATGCAAAAGCGAAGGTGACATGGTCGCCGCTGGACGGGGCAAATGGGTGCAGTATGTCCGGAAGCTGGAAAACCGGCGGCGGCGCATACGGTTCTGCGGTGCAGATGACGAGCGGGGTATCTGTGCTTATGGGCGGTGCACTCAGCGCTACAGCGACCTATACGGCGAAAATTACCGCAAGTGACAGTCTGGGAAACAGTGTTTCCCTGGAAAAGGTGATCCCGACCGCAAGCTGCGCCTTCCACATCCGGGAAGGCGGCAGGGGGGCTGCATTTTTCGGATACAGCGAGAAGGACGGGGAGCTCAGCCTGTCCGGGAAGAAGATTACGGGCGTGGGCACACCGACAGAGGCGGGAGATGCTTTGCCGAAGGGGTATACGGTTCCTATATCAGAGGGCGGCACCGGGGCAACAACAAGACTTGGGGCAGCGAAAGCGCTGACCAATCAGGCAGTTTCCAGTCCCGGTTTTGTTGTTGGCCTGACAAGCAGCTGGGCGACTTTCGGTTACACAACCATTGCGCAGCTGCGAACCGCACTTGGCATAAATGACTATGTGACTGCGCAGGGGACTTCGGGCGAGTGGTACTATCGAAAATGGAACAGCGGATGGGCAGAGTGCTACTGGTACGGATGGATAACGCCGTCCGTTTCGGCAAGTGCGGGTAAGCTGCTGAACAAGGTATATATGTATGCAAAATCCTACCCGTTTACCTTTACTGCCACCCCTACCGCTGTTGCGGGAGTTACACATGACAACGGCTACGGTTTCGTGACAAGACTCAACATAGATAAGGACAAGGTGAGCGTACTGTGGGAGGGCGGCACAAATAACGCCTCCGCAGGACTTTCGATCCATGTGACGGGCAAATGGAAGTAAAGGAGCGGAGAAAATGCGATATTTTGACGAAACGGGTGAACAGATCCCAGAGAATTACGCCGACCTTGCAAAAGGCTTTCTCGTGCCCTTTGCAGCAGTCAAAGAAGATGCAGTGCCCATTGACAATGTAACGAAATTCGCGTGGGACGATGAGGATTATGAGGACGCGATGATGTATGTCCTGAACCCGGAAACGCCGGAACCCACACAGGCGGAGCGGATCGCAGAGCTGGAGGAGGCGCTGGCGCTGCTGCTTTCGGGGGTGACGGATTGAGGAAGGAGCTCAGAGAGCAGATCCTTGCCTACAACAGGGCTGCGGCAGAACGGAAAGAAAAAGCGGAGGACATGGAGATACTCATAGACGCGTTTTCCGGGCTGCCGCATGGTCAGCTGAAAAAAGTGCTGACGGAAGAAATCTGCGCCGTGCTTCAAAAGTACGGCGTGTTGCGTGAGGGAGATGAATAAATGGCATATTATTCCAGCGGATATCAGAGCGCGGCATCGGCAGCAGGTGCGCACAGCCATGAGGATGTGAAAAAGCTGCAGACGAAGCTGAATGCGGGAGGCGCGGGCATTGCGGTGGACGGCATCTACGGTCCGGAGACGGACGCGGCGTACAGGGCATACAGCAAAAGCTCCGGGGCAGATACGCCCCGGAGCTATATTGCCGGCGTTTCGGAGGAGACCGCAAAGCAGGTGCGGAAATACGGGGAGGGGTATACGCCCTCTCAGGCTGCTGCGGATGCGCAGAAGGATTATGAGACGCTTTTGGGGGAGAGACCGGATGGGTTTCAGTCGCAGTATGACGCTGCGCTGCAGGAGCTTTACGATTCCATTGCGGGGCGGGATGAATTTGTATACGACCTGAACGGGGATGCCCTTTACCGGCAGTATCGGGACGCCTATATGCGGCAGGGAAAGGCTGCCATGGAGGATACCATGGGTGAGGCTGCGGCGCTGACGGGGGGATACGGCTCTACATATGCGGAAACCGTTGGCGCGCAGGCTTATGACAGCTATTTGCAGGAGCTTGGCAGTATCGTTCCGGAGCTTTACAGGCTGGCCCTTGACCGCTATGAGGCGGAGGGGGACGGTCTGCAGAGGCAGTACGCCATGCTCTCCGGTCTGCGTGACGATGAGTACGAGACCTATATGGATGCCTACGATGCATGGCAGGATGCGGTAAAGCAAAGCTACAGCACATGGCAGGATATTGCTGAGCGTGATTGGGACACCTGGGCAGAGGGACTGGATTACTGGACAAAGCGCGCAGAAACGGAGAACAAGGATTTCTGGACGGCCTATAAGAACGCCGGTTCCGGGGGCGGCTCATCCAAAGGCGGCGGCAAAGGCAATGAAAATACCTTTGAGGAAACGGATACCGGCTTTTTCGGCCGTTATGCACGGGCGATCGACAGGGAATTTTCCCGAAACGCATACGGACGGTTCGATATGTTCGATGTGAGAAAGCAGTATCTGAATTATTACCGGGATGAGGGGCTCATCACCACGAAGGAATATGCCGCGCTGCTGAACGGCAATTACGGCGTGTAAAGGGAGCGGCGGATGGATTGGTCGAATATACTGGTAGGGGCGATGGCGCTTCTGGGAACGATCCTCGGCTCGGTGCTGGGGATCCGGGAGGCAAACCGGCTTGTGGTTTACCGATTGGAGCAGCTGGAGAGCAAGGTGGACCGGCACAACAAGGTCATCGTCCGCACCTATGAGCTGGAGCGGGAGCAGGCGGTGCTTTCGGAAAAAATGCATTCGGCGGAATGCCGGATCGGTGAATTGGAACAGGAGAGGAGAAACGGACATGAATGAGATCCTTGAACGGGCGCTCAAAACATTTTTGCAGGCTGCGGGGGCTGTGGTGATCGCAAATCTCACGGTGCTGACCACAGAGATCAGCGATTGGTCGGTGTGGAAGCACGCGGCGGTGCCTGTGTTTATCGGTGCGTTGGCTGCGGGACTTTCCGCTGCATGGAACGGCGTCGTTTCTCCGTGGCTGAAAAAAGGCGCGCAAGAGGAGGAAAAACAGTGAGATTCGGTATCGATATCTCGGAATTTCAGACCGGGGTGGATTATGCCCGGGCGGTAACGGAAGGCAACGTGGAATTTGCTGTTCTGCGTGCAGGGTACAGCACCACGAAGGATGCGGAGTTTGAGACCCATTATGCGGGGTTTGCTTCCCGAATCCCGTTGGGGGCGTATCAGTATTCCTATGCGAAAGACACCGGGGGTGCAAGACGGGAGGCGGATGCCATGCTCCGCTGGTGCGGCGGAAAAGCGTTTGGGCTCCCCGTGTTTCTGGACATGGAGGAGAGCGGCGTTGCTGCGCTGGGGAAGGATGCATGCACGGCGATCGCCCTTGCATGGTGCGAAGAAATGGAAAAGGCAGGATATCGTGCGGGTATTTATGCCAATGCCAACTGGTGGCGGAACTATCTGGATGCGGCTGCCATCGGGGGGAAGCACACGGTTTGGTGCGCCGCATGGAGCGACTCGCAGCCTTCGGAGAAGGAAACGGATCTTTGGCAGTTCGGCGGAGAGGTGAACTATCTCAGAAGCCGTGCCGTCGCGGGGGTCGCAAATGTGGTGGACCAGAATTACCTTTTGAATGACAACATTCTTACCGGGGAGATCCCCCCGGCTGCGCCTGCGGAAGAGGCGCCGAAAGGAGGAAACACGGTGGAGATCACACTGAATCTTCTGGCAAACGGGTCACAGGGGGAAGAGGTGCGGAATCTGCAGCGGCTTCTTGTGAGCCGTGGATACTCCGTTGGAAGCGCTGGAGCGGACGGCATTTTCGGCTCCGGTACGGACAGCGGCGTGCGGGCATTCCAGAGAGCCATGGGTCTTGCGGCAGACGGCATGGTGGGAAAGGACACCTGGACGGCGCTGCTGACGAGATAAGCGGGAACGGCAATCCATCAGTCACGGATTGCCGTGACAGTTCCCGGCTAACGCACAGGGGAGAGAATTATATTGTTCCGAATTTCTATCATTTCTTAGAAGAATGAGAACTATTTTCTCTCCCTCAGTCGCCTGCGGCGCCAGCTCCCTCGTCAGAGGGAGCCTTTCTATTTCTTATATTGAGCGTTTCACGACAGACTGCGGGCACACGGATTTCCGTGTGCCCGTTTTTGTATAATCGAGGAAAAGGAGGCGGGGGTGCTGATGAAGGGATGGTGGAGGGAGAGGCGGCTCAGCCTTCCATGAGCGCTGCAAATTTTCTTGCGCTGTCGGCAAGATTATGTATGCCCTGCTCCACTTCATCATCGGCAAAATCGCCGAGATAGCGGTCG